GCCCCTTCCAAAGGGCCCCACCACGTTCGAAAGGACAACTCCCCTGCTTGTTAGCAGGAATATCCAAGAAAGGTCGTCACTCCTATGCCCATGCGAGAACGAGTACAACACGCCAAAGCCGGCGACTATATGGTCGGCGGTCAGGTAGTGAACTCAATCACCGAAGCCGTTTCCGGAATAGGTGAAGAACTCATATGGGGTAAGGAAGGGCATTATGGATATCCGCATTTCGACATAGGTCGAGATGTCGGCGGTGCCTTCTTGAAACACGAATATAAGTGGTCAAGAGGGTCCGTCGATGTGCATATCATCGGAGGTAGTGCTTACAATACCCATACCTATAAAGGTCAGTGGTATAGTAATGCATTGCATCCATGGAGTTGGCCCAAATGGGACGACTCTTATGCATACGGTCCAGAAGCCTATAGCAAGATGAAGCCAAATAAGCCAAACATGTCAGGTCTTAATGCAGCTTTAGAGCTGCGGGAACTGCCACGTTTACTTATGCAAAGGTTTGCCGAACGAGGATTGAAGGACATGGCAAGTTACCATGTCGCTTTACAATTCGGATGGCTACCGCTTCTGAGTGATGCTATTAAGCTTGTCAATACTCAACGACAAGCCCAAAAGCTATACAAACAGCTCTTGCGTGACGAAGGACGTCCCGTCCGAAGAAAAATAACTCTTCGAGACGACTCGTACGTACATCAAACAGAGAATTATACTCTGTGGAATGCAGAAGGCGGACCTAGCCTAAACAGCTATTTCTTTGCCAACTGGGGTAATCACCCTGTCGTACGGAAAAGAGGCAGTAGTAGGCGAGTTTGGGCAGCTGCCCAATTCAAATACCACTTACCTCCTGGACCTAGAGATATCGAATGGAAACGACGTCAGTTGGAGGCAATCTACGGATTGTATCCATCACCGGCGGTCGTCTATAACGCTATCCCTTGGACATGGTTAATCGACTATTTTACTAACTTAGGACATGTCGTAGACAACCTAAGTAGTACTTTAGAAGATCGATGCGCTGCGGATTACTTCTACGTGATGAATCAGTCAACTGATTGGTGTACAAATGACCAAACAGTTCACTTTTATCCCGTTGGTAAACCTGGGCAAATCGAAACCCATGTCGTCCCCTCCATTCACACACGAAGTACTAAACTTCGTCTGCGTGGAGATCCTTTTGGATTTGGTACGCCAGAAAATAGTTTATCTGGCGTCCAACTATCGATCCTCGGGGCACTAGGTTTGTCTCGACTTCGGTAGCAATACCCTGATGTTGGGTTAACATCGTGTACAGCGTAAAAGTGGAGCTTCTAGTGCTTGCAGATCCTCAGTCCGTTACCATCAATGCCATTGCGACATCTCTGCCTAAGACCCAACCGGGTCCCAATCAGAGCATTTTCACTTCGGCCGATGGAAAGACGGTTATGACTACGAAGCAGAATGCTTCGAAGAGTCGTTTCCGCCGTGAAGTACGTCTGTCGCAGACTAAAGTCTCGGCAGATCCTATTTCGGCAGTAAATGCTGAAGCAGGATTCAGTGCGTATCTCGTCATTGACGAGCCACGCAATGGCGTCTTCACTGATACTGAGATCAAGTATGTTGTGGAAGCCTTGAAGGCTTGGCTTACTTCGGCCAATATCGACAAGGTTCTCATGGGGGAATTCTAGACTTAGTCTATTATCTCCCTCGGGTCATCGAATTCCGATGGTCCGACATACTTCATCCGAGAAATCGGAGCTAGCCTAGACGGTCTCACTTCCACCATATAAATGGAGGTTGTGATGAAAAGACCGACCATGCTCGTCAAGGCCGTGCTAGAACAACTAGCATTGGACCTAGACTTGTCCGTCGAACGCGATATCGAACGTATTCGATATCGTTGTGAACACGAGGGGCTTTCGTTTCTAACGATTACCCTTCCTCAGCTTTCCGATGCTCTCGAAAGAGGCATCGAAGCCGGGACGTTCACATGTCCTAGCAATTTCGCTAGACATGGAAGTCTCCCCCGTTTTATGGGAGGTTTCTTCAAACGTGTGTTCAATAAGGATGGTAGGCTACTCGATGAGCCATGTCCTTTTACCATTGCTGGTATTAGGCAAGTTTGTCGTTTCTTTAAGAAACTAAAACTTGAGTGCAGTCCGCGGCGTAATTCGCAGGCTGTACAACATTTCATCGACGTAGAAGGCGAACTCCGCCGTATGACACCTTTCATAGAAAGGGAGGACAATGTCCTCGACAAAATCTCTGGAATCATCTGGTCTCAGGTATTTCCTGAGCCTGACTACCTTGATTTTGTTTGCCATCACGGTCCTGGTTTCACTGCTGATCGTCGTCTCCCTAACGAGAGGCATCGTATCAGTAAGTGGAACCATAGATCGGAGCTTACCTTCCCTTCCGACCTCCACTGCTACCCCAACTACGGGGTCGCCGCAGAAGGAGCCGGAGGAAAAGGGGAAGGTACCGCCTGTGACACCGGTCCCGAATACCTCCGAATCAGGGATGAACTCCCTGTTCGGGTAGTATTTGTGCCCAAGACACAGACGGCGCCGCGGGTCATTGCCATAGAACCCTCACATATGCAGTATATGCAGCAATCGATTAAAGATTACTGTTATACTACTCTTGAGAGTCATGGACTGACTAGACATTCTGTCCGCTTTATGCGGCAGGATGTCAATCAGAGACTCGCTTACCAGAGCAGTAAAGATAGACGACTAGCTACGCTAGACCTGAAGGATGCTTCGGACCGAGTGCATTTGCACTTAGTACAACGCATCTTTAAGACCTCAGGGCTACTCGAATTCCTCGAGGATGCTCGTTCTTTACATGCTGTGTTACCCAACGGTACAAACATGGTGTTGTTTAAGTATGCATCTATGGGATCAGCTTTATGCTTTCCTGTAGAGGCAGCGGTGTTTTACACCCTTATTCAATCAGCCATGCACATACTCGATGGGAGGCGTCCGAGTTCTCGATCGGTGGCTAAGTATAGCAAACTGATCGATATCTACGGAGACGATATTATTGTCCCCGTAGAGTACACGGACTTCGTCGTGAGGTACCTAGAGAGCTACGCTCTTAAGGTTAATGTCAACAAGTCCTTTAAGGATTCATCCTTTCGGGAATCTTGTGGAGCGGATTTCTATGATGGTGTGCCGGTTAATCCGGTATACGCCAGAATGGAACCGCTTGACGACTCACGCGACTGGGGACCAGAACACATAATGGCTTGGACCGCAACCAGTAACCTCTTTTATATGAGAGGCCAATGGCATGTGGCTCAAGTTATACGTGATATGGTCTGTCGAGTGGTGAAACGTACCATCCCTAGAGCAAGAAAACCTGGCTCTGGGCTACACTTTAGGTCCATGATGTTTGATACTCATTGTCTTTATGACAAGAAGTTACAAACGTATGGCCAGAAAAGAGTAGTTTTTGATCCAGTCAAAAGAAAGGACCAAATAGATGGAGACGAAATCGCCTGCCTCAACAAATGGGGAATCGGAAGCTATCTTAGAGACTACAGTCTCCGAGGTGCTGTCAATTCCAGTTCGCTCGAATGTAAACCTACTTGGGTATACACCGGGCGAGGGAAGCGGAGCATTCGAGTTGATTCAACTCGATTGGGATCCGACAACCCGCAAGTTGACGCATCCGAGTGCGACTGCAGGATACGCAGTATTCAGGACGGACTGCATGCAAATGGGGATTCCCCCTGTTGCATTCAGGACGTGGCTGATATCTGCGAATCAGCAGATCGAATCGGAACTGAAAAGGATAAACGACCCTCGAACGAAAGCATTCATGTTTTCGTAGAAGAGTGGCGCCCGGACGAAGAAGCTCACCTCACTGATGAGCCTATAAGTCTGGATTTCCTTTCTAGTGTGAAGCGCGGCGGCTTCAAGTCGAAACGCCGATGGGTTAGCCTCGCTGGCTAACAGGGATTGAATTCCCGAGAGGAGATGGATGCTAGCCTAACGATGATACGTGCCCCTGCTGACTCTAGGCGAGCAACGATAGGTCTATTTAGGACCGTGCGCCATAGAATCAGGGTAGCGGAATGTGCAAGTGGCGAGTCATTTCTCACTTGTTACTCCCAGCACCCGAATCGCAATTTCAGATTTTGCAGCAGGGACCGGATCCTTTGCAGACGACTTATATAAAGAACGGGGTATTGTAAGGGGC